CTTCCTTAAGAATCAAAGGTAACTTTTGTTCAAAATTTTCTGAAGATAACTGAGCCAACATTTCCTCTTCTTTGCCTAGAAAAGGCCTAAGTTGAATATCTTCAGGGTTAACACCTTCGTACAATCTACAATTGGAAGGTAAATTGACTTGTACAAACTGTGACATTACTACTCTCCTTAATGTTACGTGGAACTCACTCGTTCAATTTCATCTACACTCATTTCTACTGACATCCTTACAATCTCTTCCTGCCCATATTGTAAATCATAGGTAGGCAGCGATATAGGAAATACATTAACTAATTTGTATGTTTCGTTTGTGTCTCCTCTCCCATTTTGAAATAAAAGATAAATCGTTTTGGCATACTTGTTTTTAGGCGAATAAAACCCTTCAGAACTAATTATCAACTCTCGCCAGGCATAAAAGAAATCTGTTATAAAATCAGACTCAGGCTTTATAAAAACCAATGTTGCTGTGCTAATACTAAGTACACCAGCAAAAAAAGCTTTGCGTGCACCATATTTCATTTGTGCTAAATTACCTATACTATAATCACCAAACCTGACTTCTTGTAAATATTCTGTAAGATTAGTGCCTTTGACAGAACCAATATCAAAAGGTAACACAATCTCCCAATTATAAGTTCTTTGTAATCGTTTAGGTTGTACACCTGGAACACTTATATGTTTATATATTTTATTAGTTATATCAAATACACGTCTGGCTTTGCTGTATTTAGAGAGCTTATCACCTAACTTGGATCTGGCTACTGTTACGCCAAAATCCACCCCTCGCTTCAATATAGAATCTTTAGAGATCTGCATATCTTAATACTTTTCCCAACGATCGAAACTCCACGTTACTGGTATTACAACGTGCCCTTCATCATCATAAGCCACAGCAATTTCTTGTGTTGACTCCGGATAACATCCTACCAATCTAATCGTAAGTGTATTAGAATTACCTCGAGAGATCATCCTAAGATATATATCCGATCTAATATCTATATCATCATCGCCTTGATTTGTATAATCATCTATAACCCGTTGCTGCCAGTTATAAATATCCGTGAATATGATAGCGTCTTCTCCTTCAAGAAAAGAACACGGCCACACATGATCGTAAGTCAGTTTTCCTGGATATTTAATACCAGCACTCTGCTTATATGGTATTAGAATACCCCCCACTGATCTACCTGGTATAGTAGCAGACGTGCAGCGAAGTGTCATCGTTCTCGAATCCCCTCCAGCTACTGGTACAGGAATAACAACATCCCATAAGTAGGTCCGCATAAGATTGGACAGATTTTTTCTTAGCGCCTCAGCCGACATAGTAGTAGTCATAACAAAACTCCTTATTCTATATTCTTATTTTACAACAAAGCTCCCTTGGATATTAACTCTGTAAAGGACGCTCCAGATGTCGTGATAATACTTTGTAACTGTATAAATTCTGCTGCTTTTGTAGGCTTAATAAATATGTCTACATGTAATTCATTTCTATCTATAATAGCAGAAGTATTATTAGTCGTATTGCACACAGTGAGAAAACCTTTATCTCCAGCTTCAGTCTGGAAAGCACCTTTAGCAGAAAGGCTATCCATATACTCATCTATCATTGCTGTGATTCTAAACCTTGTTAACTCACTATTAGGCTCAAACACAAACGACTGTAACGAGGCAGACAATTCCTTTTCAATAACAATAAGCAATCGACGTACGTTTACTCTGTCTATAGCAGATGGTTTAACTTGTAAAGTCTTTTGACCCCAGATAACATTACCTTGACCTCTAAATGTTTGCAATGGATTAACTTGGTATTTGTATAATGTATCTCTTTCGCCTTTCGTAAATATATCAGACAAGGCCAATACATTCAACTGTCCGCGATTGAATCCCGCAGGGGCCCACCATGCATCCTCATTATAATCATTATATGCATATTGTGAAGCCACATATCCTGACGGAGGTACTTCAATTATCTTATCATTGTAAGGATCATTTATCTTAACCCAAGGAGCATACACAGCAGCGTAACTTGAATTAATATTTAATGTATCACGCCTCCAATCAACAATTGATTGGGCCGAAGACAGAACAGTAGATGATGTGTCTAATACCGCAATGCAATCTTTTCTGGCTTCTGCTATTGCTAACATTGCATCTGCTACTGTCTTAGAAGTATAACCGCCAGCAATAAGTATACGTACATCAATATCATCTGGATTAGTAAAATCAGTCCATCCTGTAGCAATCATGGAAGAAGTAGGTGAACTGCCATTAACACCGCCAGTCATTTGTGCATACGTTGTTGCATTTGCTTTGGGCAGAATTGTATCAGCAGCATCGTCATTATCTGCTACACGAATATAATTGCTATAGCCATTAATAACATCTTCAAGATACAATTGTTTATTATATCCGTCAACCTTAGTCTTGCGAGACACTTTCCATGTTTCCACTAAGCTATAATTGCCGTCATTATCAGGATAATACACTTCGATTGTGAATGTGTACTGATCTGCGACCTCACAAGCATGTGAAGCATCCTCATCATAGTAAAGATCATTTATATCTTTTATTATTATCTTTACATCATTGCCCCAAGTACCTGGGTTCTCAGCAAAGATACTAAAAATTTCATCTGTTACATTTGAGTCATCGTAAAATGCTACACTAGACTGACCCATAGCAAAATTATCGTTATCGTCACTAGAAGCCTCATTAACAACACTTATACCTGCGTATAGGGCACCGTTAGTGACACGCCGGCAGTATAATGTATTGCCGTTCTCTAAAAACGCTAATGCAGAGTAATGGAAGTAATCGCCTACGACCGGTTCTCCATACAAACTTATAAATTGTTGTGAATTAGTTATCAATGTAGCAGCAATTGGACCCCTCGTCGAATAACCTACAATAGCCGCTGAACTTGTAGCTAACTGTGGAACTATTGTGGATAGGTCTTTCTCCTGAACATATACGCCAGCTGAAATATAATTACCCATTACGTTTCTCCTTACAACTAAACATCATCTTCTGTTATTGTCTTTGTATATAATAATAGATCCTCATTGGGATCGTCAAGGAAATCATCTATATCTTCTGTGTCAATATCGTCTCGATCATAGATATTGATAATAATTGTTTTGATTGTTTTGATTTGAATATCACTAAACGTCCAGCCTTCTACTTCTATAGGCACTCTGGTCACATAGAAAGAACCCCTTTTGTATAATTCTTCTACAGGCGACTCATCAATTATCTCTCCTGTAATTCTTATGTTAAGATCTACTGGATATGTGTCGTCAAAGTTTAACGTAACATAAGGCGTATTATGTTCCCAAAATAAGCACGCTTCCGCCACTTCGTTAAGCTTGTCCCTGTCATGGCTCCAAAACCATAAGTTATAAGCCATAGTAACAGGGACAGCTTTTACCGCAACAACACCCGTATTTTCTTCTATGTCTCCACTATCATCTAAACTGTCAGTGAATACTAAAAGGACTCCTCTACGAGCTACTGGCATTGTTAGTCGGCTACGATCTATAATAGTTGTCTCTCTCCATAAATTCATAAACTCCATACGTGTTCGGTCACGCATATCCGATACTTTTCTAAAGGCAACTGGCTTAGGGTAGAGAACAATGTTCTCACGCAGAACATCTAGTTCACTAAATCCCATTATAGAATAGAACTTAGCCCAAATGGCTGCTCTAACCCCTTCATCAATAATTTTTAAGAACTGACTTGCCAAGGTGGTCTCTCCGCTGACTCTAACTTTTTAACATATATATCTAATTTCTTCCATTCTACACCAATTTTAGTTCTATGCTCTCGCCTTTGTGATCTACGAGCATATACCTTATATCCTCGTTCCTTAAAAAAAGGACGTAGTGCTTTAACAGTTAAACCTAAAAATAAATCATCAGAAATATTCGTCGTTATTCCTATACTAAGAACTGCTCCTGAAGCCGCTTGTACTTTAAGATCATCAAGAGCTTGTTTTACGGCCATCTTATTATAATAATCAAAATGCCATTCTAAAACACCCTTAGCTCTATAACCCATTTTTTCAATATCATCAAGCAATTCATTAAGATCCCCTTGTGTCATCAAAGGAGGAATTTTTATAAGTATATCTTTATACCTAACTTTAAGCTCCTCAGGCGAAGCCGGCTGGAACAAGTCTTCAAACTCGTCTTCTTTTAATTTATTGTATAGTTCTTTCAACACTAAAAACCTAATTCCTTTTTTAACTTATCAAAAGATATTGCTTGATCTTTCTCGTCATAAACATTCTTACTTCCTGATGGACTCACTTCTACAGCGTACTTAACATTCTTTACCTTATCAATGATGTAATAAAGTCTGGATCCTCTGTCATAATAATCATTCCAATAACTACGAGTATTGCCTGCGGTGCACCATTTGGTATTTGCACCATAAAGTTTAGATGCCTCATATGTTAATGGTACAACTATTTTTACTTTTTCATTATCCAGTATAATATCTATGTCTTTTTTAATTGTTTTTTTAGTTTGAGTCTTAGAAGGCTTATCCAACTCAAGCTTGGATAGTACATCTTCCAACTCGTCTACATCAGCATATTGGTAAATATCCTTCTTTTCCAACTTATCTCGACGGAGTGCTTGGTTAAAAAGCATAATAGTATCTACTATATGTTGTGGGCGACTAGGATCAATAACATACTGTTTCAACATCCACTCGACAAACTTCTTGTTTCTGGAGTGGTCGCCTGCTATAAACATATCAAATACTTCTTCAGTGACCTGTCCTGAATCAACATATTTTGCTTTTGCCGATGCAACACTTTCTTTTATTCTGTCATATAACTCCGTCAACATTATTTATAACCTTTCACACCTATCTTGCCTATTCTAAAAGTTATACTTTTCTTCCCGATAGTTGGCTCTTCTGGTGCATTAATTGGATGATAATCAGTATACATAGTAGTTATTAAATAACCCCACGATGTAAAAAAAGGCCTAAGCTTTTGAACATTTGCATTCATATACAAATCACTACGGATAGAGGCCTTTATCTTTATCGTTATCACTGCTCCTGTTCTGTCTGCAACTCCTGCGTCCCCCAACTTATTTTGCTCTCTATAATCTACTACATTTGGATCAGTGTTAAACGTAGATAAATTTCCTATAACATTGTACCCCATTTCTACAAGCTTTTTGATAACACTGTCTAAATCTTCTTCTGACATCAACGGACCTAAACCCTTAATATAATCTTCATGCCTATTAGCTAGTTCCTTCTTAGAGGCTGGTTGAAATAAATCTTCAAACTCAGCTTCAGTTATTCTTTCGCCCACTCCTTTATCTAAATAGTCAGCTAACTCTTCTCCTGTATAATGATTCGTTCTAAGCAGTCTACTTATAGGATTCATTCCAAATAATATGTTCATGCCTAACTGTTTTGGAGCTCCACGCAATGTAGTTAACTTATTACTCATACAATCGTAAACGCCACTTACCTTTTCTGGGCCACCCACTAAGGTTGCTAATAAATTCTGTGAGCAATCAAAAAGACTCCCTACTCTTTTTGGGCCACCTTCTAAGGTTGTTAGTTGATTGTTGAAGCAAATAAAGTCTCCGCCTACCTCCACAGGAGAACCTTCTAATGTTGTGAGGTCATTAGCCCAGCACTCAAAGTCACCTTTAACAAGTTTAAACTTAACAGGTAGCTTAACTAAGTCCATACTAGTAAAATCCACAGTCCCTTCACAACTATAACTGCCGTCTGCATTTATTACACAATTTCCATTTTCGAGAGCGTGCTCTGTTCTAGCCTTTTGTCTATCCTCAACCTCCTCAGGAGGAAGTGGTTGGAAAAGATCTTCGAAGTCTGCTTCTGTTATTCGGTTATAAAGTTCTTTCAACATACTCACTCAGCTCACTACTAAGCTATCAAACCTCACTGGCATTAAACGATCTCGCAAAGTATATATCATAATACCATGCCAAACGTAAAATCACTTAATGCCCTTGTGTATTCCTTTTATCTCTAGCCATTTGAGATACCAACTTAAATAACTCTTGCATAGTCTCGTTTTGAAAAGTGATCAAGCAATCAGATAACCTAAGCCTCACCCAGGACTCAGCAAACGCTTCTAACGGAACACCTTTACATACTTGGCACTGCTGTAAATAATTACCCAGCATAACTTGAGCATTAGATCTGGCCATCAGATTTAATTGTCTGCTACTATCCATTAACCGCTGTGCCTTTTCTAATATGTATCTCGCTAAGGTCAGTCTTATCCACAACGTTCATTACTTCAGTCAAGTTGTTTGTTACCTTAACTTTGTCCTTCAAATCATCCAAGTTAGCAACGTCAGATCTTTCCACCTGTTTGCTCGGCCCAAGCGTACAACTTCTGCCATCTTTCAGTTTAAGTTCTACATTCCCTGCTGATTCATTTTTGATAATACTCATACTACTATACCTCAACTCTTCTAGGAGCAATAATGTACTGCTTGTTTGTTACAGCATCATGTATGTGCCCCAACATAATGTCAACTATTTCAAACTCTTCTATCCCATCATACGAAAATGTTTCTGGGACATAATCTATAGAGATTTTAATATAACTACCTTTCATTATATTTATTGGACTATTTGATCCTTGATCATTTCTAGCTGTCCTGCCAAATCTAGCCAGAATAGGTAACTCATCTTCCACATGCATCCCTAAAGCACGAAGCCTGTAAATATTAGGAGTCCATTCTATCCACACTTTAGTAGTGTAATGAATAAATGTTGCATCAGCAGGCTTAGCATAAACATCCAAAGCATCAACTGTAGTAGCATTAGTGATAATGTAAAGGTCACAATCTATTCCGTAGTTGTTTACAGACACATCTCCCATCTTTCTTAGAGCATTTACAGTTTCGTCTGGTATCATATTTGACATACTAGCCGCCTAACAATCCTTGAATGACTCCTACTTCCTCAGCACTGATAGAATCATCCGCTACCATCACTTCCAAATCTTTTATTAGCCTCATATAATTATAACGATCTAAAAACTTAAACAAAGCGTTTTTATCTTTCCACTTCTTAGCAACTTCTACATCTTGCAATGCCTGTTCTGGTGTACCTGGGCTGGAAGATGCCTTTCGCATATCGATCCAACCCTGCTTAATGGACATCAATCCATCTATATCGCCTTCTATCTCCTCTAGTTTAGACTCCAAACGAGTAAGTAAACCACTTTTTTCTTCTTTGCTCATGCCACTTACAGCATCTTTGATCGTTTCGTAGTCAATAACGTCCCTTCTTAGCTCACCAAAAAGCAAGTCAGCATTCTTTGCTTCTGCTTTTACATCATCTAATATGTGAGCAAACTCTTCGTATGGGTCATAAGTAGCTGGCTGTTCTGTTGGACCTTTAACCCACTCATCAGTCATAATATTATACACTGCATCGCTTAGTAATTCCTGTTGTGGGTTAAGTTGAATGTAAACTTCCATAGGATGTTTGTCTATATATGCACCAATATCATCTCGGTTCATCTTAAACCACTTAAAGACTTCCTTTTGCAACGCGTTCATATCCTCCGTAGCACCCTTCAAAGCCTCATTTGGAATGATATGTATGTCGATGTCAGCGTCATTACTGTATAAATTCGTCCCTATTGAACCTGTTATGTGTATTGCTTCAGCAGAATCCACCAAATCAATCCCTTTATATACCCTTAGAGCAGCATATATCTCCTCTTTAACATCAGGTTTTAGGGTGTAGTTACCGCCAGTTTCGTCCCAAATAGCAGGGTCTAAGGACTTCTGAGGGAAATCTATCGTCGATTCCACCGTAACTAAGTTGTCAAATAGCTCTCGCATAATATTTCCGAAAGTAATCTTTGGTCTCTTGAGGGGCATGTGCTTGCCAATCCTCGCCAAACTTCTTATACGCCTTGTTCAAATTACCTATTCCCCAGTCGTAAGCGGCTATACGTGCTTCTTTTGTATCAGGTATCCTGTAATGTCTCAACATCTGAGGGATTCTTGTGTTATAATAGTAGTCAGCTACCGCCTCACTCTTTGTTTTATCCATTGAATCGGACCACCATGTCCAATTTACGCCCATTCTTTCAACACATTCGTCCCAGGTAGCCTCTAAAAACTGATAGTGACCTCTAGCTCTTGTTCTTTTATTCCATAAATTCTTGCCTTTAGATGATTCTATAGACCAAATTGCATTCATATTGATCTTAGGATCCTCTTTTACTACTCGTTGACCTTTAGGTTCCTCTAATTGCTTGACAATAGCAGGAGGGGAGACGTCTTGTTGCACACTTCTGGTGGTTGGGCCTGGGGATAAGACCGTACCAGTTAATGCCGCCCCTCCCGCCAAACCTAAGGTGGCAGCATACCTAGCAGATTTTTTATAATCAAACTCAATCATTTCTAAATTATCTAATAAATCACGGTACATAATACGAAAAGGTAACAGATGTCTCTAACACTTTGTCATTAACAATTTGTATAGATACTGAACTGGGCGAATATTCCTTACCAGCGATCCAAGAAACATCAGCGTCAGTCAGATCTACGTCTATCTCAGCAGGAATACCCTCACTCCCTTCATAAGTAATAATCATAGGGGCACTAAATACAGGACGTATACTTTCTATTCCCCAACCCTTATAATCTATATCCATCATATACGTAACATCTGCCTTTGTAGTTATAAGATTAGAAGAACCATCCACAGATACTCTAGCAGTGAACGTGTCTCCTGTGCCATCTAAGTCCAAATCTAAGTAGTTTTCCTTAACTACAACAGCAAATTTCTTTTCATCTTCCTCATCTTGGATGACTGTGCCTTCTTTTTCTTTGGCAAGCTTTACAGCATCATCCTCGTTCTCAATTCCCTTAGCTAATGTCTTGTACTCTTGTTCAACTACTTCAGCTTCGTTAAATATAACTTCGGTTTGATCACTTCTACATATAGGACATCTTACATCAATAGAATCGTAAACCTTACCACAACTCAAACACTGATGAGTAGATTCCGTATCGTACTCTTTCTTCTTTTTCTTATCCTTATCGTCTTTGGGAACCTTACATTTATCTACAACTTTCCCCTTTTTAGATTTATCTTTCTTGGATTCGTATTTTTTGCTTAACTCTTCGACCTCGTCAGCAGAAGCACCTACAATAGGGCCACCACACTTAGGGCATAACTCATCTTTACAAGGAGTGCCCCTTGTATGTTTCTTGGTATAACCACACCCTATGCATACACAATGTGTTGCTCCGCCATCCTGTTGTGCAGGTCCACCCATACCACGACCTTTGCCACGTTCTTCAGATAACGTTTTCTCTACATTATCTATAGAAACTTCATTACACAATTCACTATATAATTTTTGTACACTGCTCATCGTCTTGCTCCTGCATATCTATAAGTGTTACTCTTTCACCAGTAATATCAGTCCAGTACCCTTTGCCATTGCCTGCAAAGTTAATTAAATCAATAACCTTATCCCCTATCTTATCGTTTACTGACCAAAAGGCCACCTCTTTTCTCCGGCCACTCTTGGCAAGAGGCTTGTATTCCGGTGGCAAGATAGTAAAACGGGTATTGAGCAACTTCTGTACGGCAGCCGGAGTGGATTCGATATTTAGTATATGTTTAATAATGCCTAGAGCGACGTTGTCCTTAGGCATGACTTTAACTCCATTATCCACAGCGGACTGGAACAGACGATCTACACCTGTTGCTGGAAATCTATGTGAATAGTCACCCAATACCCGAAGTAATTTTTTGTACAATGTAACGTCTCTGGCTTCCACTACTGACTTCATCATGCCACCTCTAATCTAAATCTTCGATTGTATCTTTTATATAATTGAAAAACTTCTTTTCAAATTTGTTTCCTGTAGGATATATCATATTCTTAACGCCTTTGACGGAATTAACATCTGTCACACCGTCAACCACGTCCATGTTGTCTATATAAATACTTTGGTCCACTTCAAAAGCAAGATTGACGTGTACTTCGTATGTGAGACGTATGTTAGCATAAGTGCTCTTAACAACTGCACAATACAAATAAGAACTATCCTTAAACACATCAAAAGCATTAAGCGGACGCTTATCTTTGATGGAAGCCAGGATCATTTCCATATAACCTCTGTCATCACCATAAGCCCTAAGCACACTATCAGACAGCAACTGAATGTTCTTAGCCGCTGTATTATAAAATATAAGACAATCATCGATCAAATCAAAGCCGTGTTTTGGAAATGTTGCTATCCATTTTACAATTTGTTGGTTGACTGTCTTAAATGGCTCCTTTGTAAGCATCTTTTTTAGTTCACTTTTGAGCTCGACACTTAATTTTTTAACGTCGTCATCCAACGCCTCAACGAGATAAGTGCCAAGGCAACACGCTCCTGATTCCAAAGCAGAACCAAAATCGGTATTAAATTGTTCCCAGAACTCTTTGGGCACAGTAATGATCAAACTCTTTTCAAAATTGACTTTATAATCAGCCTCGTCCTCAAGTATCTCTATATCCCAATCCTTCTTATGCTTGGCTAAAGTTTTTAATGCTGTCTTTACACTAGAGAATCCTGATGGCAAATAAGCTACATTAGCCATCGTGGTCATCTCATTCATTTTTTCTATAATACCATTTGTCATATTAGCTATAGACATTCATTGCTTCCTTTATTCTTTCTTCTGTTGTATTCGATTTATAACGTATCACTTCGGGGCTTACTTCAATATCCAAATTTTCAATTGCAAGGTCTCTCACGTAACGGCTAACATCTTCAAAAACAATCTCCTCAATAAACTCCTTCACTTCTTTTTGTGAAGATTCATTGCTTATAGCAAGTAGATAGTCGTAAGATACACTAAAACTTCTTTTATAAGGCTTGTAGGAATCTAGTTCTTTGACAACAATATTAGAAGGGAAAATATGTGCAATATCTGCACTTAGTCCGTCGTAACAAAACTCTTCGTCCGATAAGGAAATAATGTTTCGGGTAAGATTTTCTGCCGAGGTTTCGTAACCTCTACGTCTTTTTTCTTCATACGAAACCTTTCCTGCATATCCGACAATAGCATTATCGTCTATCCATTTATTTTTAGCACGAATACGTCTTTGTTCGACATTAGCTTCTCTCTTAGTTAACTCATCTTTAGAAATGGGTTGAAATATGTCTTCAAAATCCCCTTCCTTTATTCTTTCTTCTGTCCCACCTTTTTTGTAACGAGTTACTTTAGGATCTACCTTAACTCGTACCTTATTCATATCAATGCCATCATGTGCTCTAGAATCATAAAATGCAGTCTCTTCAACAAAATCCTTAACATCCTCACGAGTGGTTTTACTGCCTACATCCAATGTATAATCGTATGTAATAAAAAAGCTTTGGTTAGGACTTCTCGAAAATGCTATTTTTTTTACTACAATATTAGATGGAACTATAATTACTCCAGAACCATATCGCGGATCATAATTACACGTCTCGTCTCCAATATAAATTATATTTTGAATTATTTTTGCTTCTGTAGTGCCATAACCAACAGCTCGATCCTCCTCATAGGACACACTTCCGGTATAACCTTCAACAGCATACTCTTCTATCCAATCCTGTCGCTTTTTGGCTAGCCTTTGTTCCCGTTCAGCATCTCTCTTAGCAATTTCCTTTTTAGAAGCGGGTTGGAATAAATCCTCAAAGTCTTCTTCGTTAACTTTTGATTCCCATGGTCCCCAGTGTTCTTCACGAGATACCATATCCATAACCGCATCATGTGAATATCGTATCTGTTCCGTTGCATCAAACATGTCGTAAAATAATTCTTTAGGTAATCTTGTATCCCATATTGTTTCAAAAACTTCGTCTCCCTCTTCCACCCAAGCATGATCAATAAGTTTAGCGTCTTTAATAAACCTTGTGCCTTTAATCGTTCCATGCACCAACGTTGCATTAGTATGATCTAAAACATATCTGCCAGCTAATTGATAACATTTTCCTAATCGTTGAGCCATATCCTTTTCATTCATTTTTGATTCTTTAGATTTAACCCTACGCTTTTTTAACTTACGTAGTACTGTACTCTTCTTAACACCTTTCTTTTTAGAACCTGCAGGCATACTAGCCTTACGTTTAGGTGCTTTAGGTTCACCAGGAGTCTCGCCTTTAAGAGTTTCTTTCTCATACTTATAAATGTCATCCATAAAGAACTGTTTCAAATACTTAGCCATAGTTGATTCATACCATGGCAATACATTCATAACATTCTGCAGGTGCTTGCAGTAAGCACCGTACTGTCTTGGGTTCTTTATCTTAGGAGGTCTGGTTTCAGGTTCGCCATGTTTAGCATCATACTTATTCAGACTTAATATATAATCCCCCCCGAAAAACTTTTGTGCCGGGCAAGAACATGACAATTGTATATCCGTATCAAACAACACTTCTTTTGCTAACTTAGGTAACAGTACATGTGTACCAGACTTATTCCATAAACCCTTATTTCTAATATGCTTCCTTAACGTAGCAGGTATGCTCTTAAACTTAAGATAGTCATCATACCAAACGTCTTCTTTTGTCCCTGAGTGTACTTTGAAATGCCAAAGGTCAGGCTCGACTTTACTTAATCGTAAACCACCTTTGCCAGCAATAGCCTTCACTCTGCCTGGGAACGGAGGAAACAAATTAGTGATTGTCTTTTGCTTACGAGCTAGATCGCCGTAAGTTGCTTCATCAATTATACAATTTGTTAAGTCATTAAACATACTACTGTGCTCTATACTTCTCTAACTCATCGCCGTCAATTAAATCCTTACCTAATCTTTTTGCCAAAGGTGTATCCACAAAGTTAATAAATCCGACTACCTTTTTAGGTGCTCCTGTAAAATAAATAACAGGGTTTGCCGAAAAATCAAAATCATCCCCGACTTGTACAGGACCTCCCTCTAATGATTTTAGATCATTATTGGTACAATCAAAACTTCCTTTTACTATTTTAGGACTGCCTTCTAATGATGCTAACATATTTCCAGTACAATCAAATGTACTATTAACTGTTCCAGGAGCACCCTTCAATGACGTAATAGCATTATTACGACAATAATAATCTTCTCCAACTTGTACAGGTCCACCCTCTAAGGTTGTTAGATCGTTATGGTTACATTCAAACCAACCTCCTACCTTTTTAGGTGCACCTTCTAATGTTGTTAAACCACAAAAGTCACAATCAAAATTGCCTCTGACAACTCTAAACTTAACAGGAAACTTTTCAAACCCTCCATCTTGAAAATCAACACTTCCCATGCAAGAATAAGTGCCATCCATGTTTGACTTACATCCGCCCGCTTGGAGAATCCTAGCTATCTTTTCCTGCTGCCTTCCCTCAAGCTCATCAGGAGAAATGGGTTGAAAAAGGTCCTCAAACTCTTCTTCTTTTATTCTATTATATAGCTCTTTAAGCATTACTCTTCATCTTCTTCGTAGTCGCCATACGCACCACGCTTGTACTCATCCCAATCTTCTCTAGCCTCTTCGATTAGTTCGTCCATTATCTCTTTGCCTTCATCAGACTTAGCAAGGACCTGCTTGACTTCTTCCTTAGATAACTGAAGGAACTTCTTTTGTATCAACGGCAATAACCTTTGCTCTTGTGTAGGAACATACGATGACAATACCTTAAACACTTCAGAACCCACTATAATGTCTTCCGTTTCTTTGCTCAGGCTATCATCTTGCATAGCAATTTTGAGCTCAGGATCAAGTGACACCCATTCATATATACCTTTAACCAACTCATGGATCAAGAACGGAAACGTAGTAGCCCTGACTTTAATAATATAATCATCGCCATCAGGTATAACTTCTTCGGAGCCCATGTGACTTTCATCAGACTCCATAGCTATCTGTTCAAACCCAGTGGGTGTTATCCAATAACCTAACTGAACTACTACTGCTAATATGCCATAGATGTTCATCAGGTTAGGATCTATCTTATCCAACTCTTCTTTTGCTATATTGAACAGGTAAAGCTTTAACACCGCACTGCCTTGGATAAGCATATTGGCTAAACGTCTACGTAACTTTTGATCATCTAACCCTTCAAACCCTTCAGTGAATGTAAGGTTAGCATCTTCGGCATCAGACAGCTCGCCTTCCTCAGCTTTCAAATCTTCATCATCATATGAAAGATCAGGTGTATCCAACGCCACATCAAACTTAATCTCTTTGTTTTCATATGCCTCTTTAACAATTTCAAACTCTGGCATATTAAGAACAATCTCAAGAGCTAAGTCCTCAAACTTCTTTTTATCCTTACCTTCAATATCAATCGCCTTCGCTAACGCTTGATATACTA